ACCCATCAACGTGCTGGCAGGAACACCCAGATACTGGGCCAACGCCTCAGCCGACAAAGCCTGATCCAACCGCTCCCCCTCCGCTGTAGCAGAGTCGATCTCCAAACCCAACCCCAGATTGCGCATCTGGCTTCTGAGATCCTGCTCGTAGCCGCCGAAGACACCGCCACCCAACACGACCCTGCCGGGGGCACCATCCACGCCGGGATGCCGCAACAGGTTGCCTTCAGCGTCGGTGCTGACACCCGACAGCCACCGGCGGTCCACGTCGGCCATACGGGCAATGTCGCCCATCTCGTTGAAGTAATCCACGTTCGCATTAGTCTGCGAACCAACCAACGCATCCAAGATGGAGAGTTCCTCTCCAACCATGGAGGCGTCTACACCCCGCATATTGAGATCGTCCAGAATCTTCTGACGTTCTGTGGCGCGTTGGGCGGCGATGCGCTCGTCTTCTGTGGCGTACTGGTCGGTTGCTCCACCGTACTGATCCACAAAGTCCTTGTAGATTTGCCTACGTTGTGTGTCCCACATTTCGGCGGCAGTTGAAATGTCGATCAGACCGGCCTGCAACGCATTCTGGATGGCCTTGTTCTGCTTGCCCAGTGTGTCTTGTACGACTGAGATGGCGTCTGCTGCGGTGTCCTGAATGGGGGCCGGAACACCACCGGGACCGGGAAGTGGGGTTACCGGTCCTGCTGGTCCTGCTCCAGCCGGGGTGCCTGCCGGGGTACCTGCCGGGGTTCCAGCCGGGGTTCCAGCCGGGGTGCCTGCCGGGGTGCCTGCCGGGATGCTCAAGAAAGTCTGAGCCTGCGGAGTACCCAACCACTCCAACACCTGATCGTCCGTGTACGGACCTGTTCCCCAACGGTCCACCATCCACTGGTCTTCCGGTGCAACCGCCGCTCCACCAGCACCAGCCGGTGGCGGCTGGAAAGCCCCAGCGTTAGCGATAGCGGCAGAGAAACTGCGAGGATCGTAGTCATTGCCAAGAAGAATCTTTTCAGGCTCACTACCATCCCATGGTTGTAGCGGTTTGCTGGTGACATCATCGAACCCCGGATAGAACACGGCGTCAGACAAGCCACCCCCCAAGTCGTGCGGATCGAAACCGGAATCCATGCCTTGGGCACGTCCAAGCCGGTCAACCCACAACTGTTCCCCGTTAGGGCCGATCTGTGACGGCGGTTGAGATGCAATATGCTCCGCGATCTGTGCTGCTTGTTCTTCAGGGGTGGGGGTCACGACCGTAAACCCATCCGAAGCCGGTGGCGGCGGCTGGACGCCCACCCCCCACGGTGCCCCCATGCCGCCCGAAGGGCGAACCGGAATCGACGGGGCAACACCAGAACCAGCCCCACCCCGTGTGGCCGGATCGACAGCCATAGCGTCCCTGATTGCCTGCTGAAACGCTTCAGCGTCCGACTCCCGTTGAGTCATCCCGGCGACCTGTTCCGCCAACGCAGCCTGCGTGTAGCGGGAAGTTCCAGTCGGATAGTTGGGATCCTGCGGGAAACTGGACGGTCCTTCCGGGGTCCAATACGGCACCCCTCCGGCAAACTGGTCAACACCGGGCATGTAGCCGGAACGTACAGCCGACGTTTCAACAGGCGTTACAAGACTTGATACCCCCCCCGGGTTTGTATAAACCGTTCCACCCCTGTTCGCTGGATCCCCAGCCTTCCGGGTACGATCCCCATACGGGCGCCCAGTCCAAATATCAGTACGCATCAGCCTATTGCCTCTCGAATCTTAGCGGCCATCTCCGCCTGCGACGATGCCGCCCCCAACGTAGACCCATACCGCTCACCCGCATACGTCCCGTATGCGTTCATGTCCTGCAACGTCGCATTGAACAACGCATCCTGCAACGCCCGCCTCTGCTGATCCTGCTGCCTCGTATACGCTGCCGCAGCCTCAGCCAACGCAAGATTACGCATACCCGAATCGTGCACACCACGGCGAGCCATAGCCGCCTCAATCTGCGGAATCTGCTTCTTATACGCCTTGGCAGTATCAAACGTCCCCAACGCATACTGCTGCTGCGCACCAGTCTTCCCATACTTCGTCCCAGACAACGTACTCTGCAACCGCTGCGCAGGCGTCACCGCAAACGCATTGGTCATGTCATAGGAAGCGTACGGGTCAAAAGCCATCTAGTTATATACCTGACCCGCGAGTACAAGATTTGCGTCCGCAACAGTGACATTGATGACAACGGCACCACTCGTCCCGCCCCCATCTATGGCTGTACCAGCAGTAACTGCAGTAATGTCCCCGGTCGGAACTTGGTCTATGCGTTGTGTAATCCTTGAAGGCATGTTCCCTCCTAGCCGAAGTATGTGACATCAATAGTGCTACTTGAAGATACTCGGATAAACTTCACGTCCGCCAAGTCGTCCTGATACAAGTCCAACACGCTGTAGGGGTTCAGGTAATGGCCCAGACTGGCCGTAGGTGTACCCCAACGCACCCTGATCGGCTCCGCCCCGTTGGTCACCATTGCCGCAATAGCCCCCGTAGGCCGCGTCAACGCCACCGCCGTACCAGCAACCGTTATCTGCTGGTCGCTGATGGCGGACCCGTACTCTGCCGCCGACTGTCTAACACCCATGCTATTCCTCCAACGCGGCTACCCGCGCCTCCAAGTCATCCAACTTTTCCTGAATCTTCCTGAGTTCGTACTCAATAGGCCGCGCATTCGGCCCCTGCATCCGCCTCGTCGGCTTGTACTCAACCGTCGGCATCAGGCCACCAATCCTGCTCCGCCTCCATCAACAATGCGCTTACAGAGGTAGCAATACCGGCTACCAGTTCCTCCATCGCGTCTACACGGTTGCACATTTCTTCCATCGCAACCAATCGTGTTTCTAGATCCCGAATGTCTTGCGAAACATCTTCCACTCGCGCATAAGCGTGCATGTCCATCGAATCTTCAATCGCTTCAACAGATTCCTCCAGACGGTCGATGCGGGCCACCGTGCGGGCAGACGACCAAGTGATAGTCCCAGCGATCACCGCCACAGACAAGATCAGGCCAACCGCTATGGTCGGGATCTTTACCTGTCGGATGTCGGTGGGAGTGTTCATTATTCAGCGGCGAACGCGTTACAAGCCAAGAGCCGCCGACAGTTCAGCGAGGTTCAATCCCGACTGAGCCAACTTCTCCTCCACCGTCCGCGTGTCTTCGGGGCCAGCAACATGGGTATTGACGGCTGCTTCGAGATCGGCGTCAGATACACCGTCCAGTGACACGATCTCACAGGTATCGCCCACAGTGGTGCAATGGAGTCCACCGCCACCAGTTTCCTCGTCCAACTGGGCGAGGTTGACCGTCTTTGTCGTCGTCACGCTCATAGCGCAATCACCACCATTCTGGGGCGCACGGAGTCGCCGTAGATGTTTGTCGTTCCTGCGCTACACTTGAACTGCCAATCAATGTTGTACGCCGTACTGGCCGTCAACCCTGTGATGACAGTGAGGGCCGTACATCCTCCGATAGTCCAGTAGGAGTTGTCCTGTAGGCGGATGTCGTAGTTGGTGCCCGCCGACGTATTCGCCTGCCATACCGTCTGACCGCCAGTGTTACCAGCGTAAGCGGCCAACAGACATGCGATGGCCGTGCAATCCTCGGGCGTCGTAATCGCCACCCGTGCGTTCGTTGTATGTACGTCAACAAACGAAGTCGAAGTTGTCGAGTAGTTACCGGCGCTGGTGTCAACCTTGTATCCAAGAACTGGCGACGACGAGGCTTCATTCCAGTTGGAAACTGGTTGACTTACGAAGTATCGCAGAGCGTTAGACATCAGGCAGTAATCCTGTTCACATACCCGTTGATGTTGATGACATTTGCCGTCGCAGCAAACGCCTTCACAACCAAACTGTTCTGTAGCAACAGCCCCGGAACTATCAGCACCCAGCCAGCCTCAGCACCAATCGTTATTTCAGTGAGGCGCTGGTCGTCGCTGGTCGCACCATATTCAATGGTGAGTTTGCGGTCAGTGGAATCCGTGTTGCAGGCATACAGCCAGATTTCATCCATGTCGGACGTACCACTCGTAGCGGTATGAATCGTGGTGCCCGCCGAGGAGTTGGCGGCTACCTTGATGTTCATGCCTGTCGTGCCGCCAGACAGCAGAACCTTTGAGTATGTTGCCATGTTGCTTTCCCTTAGTTGAAGAGTGAGTTGGACAAAATGTCACTAGCGTTGCCATCGCCCTGAAGGGAAACAGTTCCAGTAGCGTCGGGTAATGTGATAGTGCGGTCAGCGGTGGGATCGGTCACGTTCACAACCGTTTCGTACGCGTTTGCAGTCGCACCCTCAAACGTGATGACAGGATTCGACCCGTCAATCTTGATGCCAGCCGTAAAGGTCGCCAACTGCGAAACCGACAAAGTGCCCTGAACCGTAGTCAACTGCCCGGACGCCGACAGGTACGGCGTCCCAGTCGCCCACGACACCACGTCCGTAAAGTTGGCGTTCATCTGGGACGCCACAATCGACGTGCCTGCAGTAAACGAGTTAGTTACAGCCAAAGCCGCCATTATCGCAATCTCCTCGTCCTGTACATCGCTACAGCCGACGTAAGCCCCCATTTACCGCGGGCGCCCGTAGACGGCGTAACACTAAACCTCAAACTAATAGCCTTGGCTGTCCCAGCCGTAGGCCACCTGAAGAACTTGTAGATGTTGGAGGTGCCCAAAGCAGCCCACTCCGATACGTTCCAGACGCCATCGCCGGACCCGGAAGGATCAGAGTCCCACGACGCTGCCCCACCGGGGCCGGTAATCGACTGGGATTGAGAAACAGACTCCGTGGACAGGTCGTAATCCTTGAAAATCCCCATCCGTACCGTCAAGGTGTTGTCCGCCAACATAACCGTACGGGTCTTCCCCCACCGTTTCGTAAACGTGGGACGATTCCCCACGAACCATCCCGTCTGGTAGAAGGACTGGATTTCCTCCGCTGTTGCCGCACCATAGTCGTCTACATCGGCATCCACACTGACTTTCGCTACCCGTGTAAATGCTGCCGTGCCGTTCACGTCGGACGTGACAGCCAACCCAAAATGCTGCGCCCCCGACGGTCTGTAAGCCAACAGGCTGCGGGCATTGATGTCATACCGGGTCCACGCCCCCGTATCGCCCAAAGACGGGTCCCACATAAACGTGTTGCGTCGATTTGTCTGATCCGACCCGGCAAGGTTGTCGCCCGACTGGTAATCAACCGAAACCCACAGTTTCTCGTCAAACCACATCAGCGACGGTGCTGTGCCCAAAGTCAGGCTTCCGTCGTCCAACGCCGGTTTGACGCGCTCAAATACCCACGCTACCTGTTCGTACGCGATGAGAAACACGCCATCTTCGCCGTACCAGAAGAATACCCCCGCCGTGGCAGCCACCGGGCTAGTACCTTCGCGGCACCCTGCCGTACGGGTGAGGTTGCGCACCTCAAACGAATCACGGCTGAACCCGTAAATGGCATACACGCTGTTCTGCTTGAATACCAGCAGCCGGTCAGCATCGGGGATAATGGCGGTTATGTAGTCACCGTCCTCGCCAATGTCAATATCTATGTAGTCGCTGGCTGTCCAGTTCTCGCCGTCGTTTACGGCTGAAAACCTCACACGGTTCTTGTGTGCCGTGCTTGACTCCAACGTGTAAGCAGCCCACACGAACTCAGCCCACGTTGCCACATAGCGGGCGCACGGAAAATGTCCGGCAGAGCCGTCTATGTCCGGGGTAAGCCGGGTGGCGTTGTTGGAACCCGCCCAACCCACAGCCGAATACGACGTATCGAACAACGACCCGTTCACAATGTACGTTGTGTCGTTGAATGTTACGGCCTGCGGGGGTTGCAAGCCGGTCATCGTGATGTTCCCCGCCGACGACGCAACCTGCGTAAAGTTCCCAGCCGCCCCTGTGGCATAGTGCAGCGTGCTGTTACCCCCGCTCGTAGCAGCCACCATAACCTGATTGTTTGACGCATCGGAGTGGTGGAACAAACTAAGAAGGTGACCTCCTAGAGCCGTACTGTTGATGACATCTACGGCATCCCGACGCGAAACGCCGCCACGCGGGTCCACATCCACGTTTAGCAACCCCGGAGATTCGTTCGCTGCGAGATTGAACTGGTCAGCGCGTAGATTCAACCCGCCGGTAAAATCGGCGCGTTCATCGTAGCGGTAGGCATCGCCCCCCTTGGCTACCCTGCGGTCTGCCTGCAGCGGCATCTACAACTCCCACGAATAGCGCAACCTGCCGGGAAGGTACGACTGTGACATCCACCGTGATGCCCTGATGCTGTTCAACACCAGCGGCTGTGG